AAGCAATACGATCGAATGATGATTGACTTGAAGTAGCCAATGAACTAAATGTGTTTGTCTTACTGAGGTTTTTGAAAGTGCCATCAATTCCAGATTGCATTGTCTGCAAGAATTTTAATGACGTATCAGTCATCTTTCCTACGGCTGCAGATACTTTAGCTGCCCCTGATTCAGCTCCAGACGGGTCCACAACTACTTGCAATATAGCTGGGACATTCGTATCTAGAGCCATCTTCTAATCCTTTACAGGTTCTACTGGTTTTTTATTTGATGTACTTAAGTGAGACCGGTCCATCATCATAATCAAATCTATATACCTCTCTGGGTCATGAGGTCTATATACTTCTATATACCTAATTATCTCTGAGAATGATATTGGATTAGCTTGCATTCCATACGTTCTCATCGATGAAAGCATATTAAAACCTCTAATATACTCCCCCATCCAACTATAATGCTCAGGCTTAATACTTAAAGCTTGAGGGAGGACTCCAGTAACTTCATATGAAGACCAGAGCATGTCCTCCTTCTCACCCCATTCTTTATTCCAAAGAACGTAAGCCTCTATTACTTTCCCATTGCCTTGGTTTCTTCAGCACGGAAATTTTCAATATCTAAAGCAAATTCTTGAATGAACTCACGTAAATCTGGCATTTTAACTAATAAGTTAAAGCCACCTTCAACTGAGTAAGGAATTTCCACGCCTTTAGAATCGCCTACACCTTTCCAATCCAATAAGATTGTTTCGGCCAAAGCTTGACAACTAATTTCTTGAGATACTAATGGGTCAAGTGTGCCCTTCTCAATTTTCTTACGATGAGGAGCTTGTAAACGAGAGAATGCTCGTTGGAAGGCAATACTTGATGTAGGCGCAATTTGAAATTCGCCACCACGAAATTTAGCCCAAGCTGATTTTTGAACTTCGTTTTCTTTTGAATCGATAATAAACATTTTAAATCCCCTGTGTTGTACAACTTTAAAAACCCACAACCGTTAAATCGTGGGGCCCTACGAACTATTATGGCACTGTGAAACGTTCAACTGTTAGTGTAGCAAGTGATACTGAATCGTACGTTGCACGGAATGTACCAGAGTAAACCATATCTGTATCTAAGCCACCAGCAACAAGTGTACCAGACTCAAATTTAACTACTGGCAATGTGAACTTGTAATATGCACCAGCCGCATCAATCAATTTGAATGATAATGAGAAAGGTGTATCGTTTACTAAGCGATTATATGCTGTAGCATCTTGGAAGTACATGTCCATTGAACCGGTTACATCGAATGTACCTAGTAAAATATCTGCTGCACCTAACAAACCGATTTGGCTAATTACTCGAGCGTTGTTATCCATTTTCAATGATAAGCTACTGATAATTTCTGTAGAAGCTGAACCATTGACTGTGATAGCTGTTACACCAACTGTACCAGTCATTGACTGAGTAGTTGCGGTTGCTAAAGTAGTTGCACCAGCAATTTGTGTTGTTGCATTAGATTGACCACGACCCATAACACCGAATTTTGATTTAACAAAATCACCGGGTTTAATTTCCAAGTCCCATGTAGTAAAACGACAACCTACAAAAGTTTGGAAGAATGGTGAAGTACCATCTTGAATACGTTTTTGGATTGAGAATGATGAGTTAACAATACCATTTTTGATTGTTGATAAGCTTGCAACTGGTGCACTGAATGTACTTGCTAAGAAAGCTGCAATTGCTGTATCGAATGATGTTGATGATAACTCAGCATCAAAACCACCTGTTACTGAAGCATCTGTACGAACAGTGCCTCCAGAGTTACGATCTGAACGCAATTCTTTACTTTTAGCATTTGTCGCAGCAAAGTTTACGTCCTCTGAAATCATTCGAATTGGTTCGAACGCTGGTGTAGCTGGGGTAGTACCGTACGTGACCTCTTTCACCAAGTAAAGGCCGGTACGATTAGCGGTAGCTGACATGTTGGTTATTCCTCTCTAAAAAATTCAACTGAAAAAACTGATTGGTACCAATTATCCTGGTTTCCAACAGCTTCGAACTGTGGCACTTTAAATGTAATGCCACCGGACCTTACATCTCGAAACATTTGGGTTAATAAATCTGCCAGCACTTTAGCTCTACCAGAACCAATACCTGTCAACGTAAATATTTGTACATACAATAATCCTGTATAACGATATTTTGGATTATCACCTAAATTCATTCTGTTGCCGTTAATTGCCTGAATACTTGGTCTAATCCACTCATTAGCAGTTCCAACCTCAGTATTTTCTCTAACTACTTGAGTTTGTGTCCAGGAATCAAACATCCCGTCAATCACAGCTCTTTCGTTATTAAATCCAGTCACAATTAACCTTTCAATATACTCTTACGTAATACACCTACTGGGTTTATCGTAGGACTACCTAATTCAATGTACTTAGCATATTTATGAGAATTTGATATATGTATCTTATCCTTATAGCTAGTCAACTTAATTTCCGGTATTGCTGGTTTACTTAGAGGTGCAAGTGGACTGCCTCCAAATATAACCGTACTATCTAATTTGTTTACAGCCATTCTCCAAGACGCTCTAAACTGACCTGTTCTTACTGGAGAATAATCAATAACGTTCTGATATATTCTTTTTGCCTTTGCCTCAGCAAGCAATAATGCTTTAGTCTTTACAACACCATTAAACTTATTTACATCGATAACCCAACTAGATTTCATATATTCACCTAAGTTGTTGTTTTATATAGTTATTTTATAGCGCTCTGAATGAATTTTACTTTTTAATTAATAGTAACATATAAGTAAAATTTTTTAACTACTTTCAGAGCGCTCACTAGAGCGCTATATTATCACCTTGTAAGTATAATTGTAAAAAATCCAATGGAATTAGCTACATATTGTGGTTCGACGCTCTTAACGTTATATGTAACTGAATCAAATATCACTGTATCTTTTACAGTTATGCTCAAATTGTCTATGTTAAGCAAAACTAATTTTAAATCTTTACTGTTTACACCTAATGCATTTATTTCATGGTCTGTAAACTTATCAGCAAATCCTTCAAACTGATATACGGCTGTCGTATTAACCATCGTACCAGTTACTGAATCATAAGCTTGACCTGTAACTTTTGTAACACTAATCTTTGCAACCAAGCCACCAGCCATTTTCGGAATAGCTTTAATTGCTTTAAGAATTTGGTTTTGATAACTCATGTTCTAATCAACGATACGCTTTTAGCTTGTGGGCCACTTGCAACAGCAAATGTACCTAACTTACGTAAAGCCTCGATTACAGGTTTTGGTATCATCGGAGCCAAATTAGTTTTGGAAAACGTGATATCAATACTTGATAATCTTAATCTATTTAAAGCCTGAGTATCTAATGAGAAACCAGATTGAAGTATCTCATAAGCAAATTCAAACTGTGCATACTTTAACTCTTTAGGAATTATAACGCCATCCAAAGGGTTTACATCAAATTTTACATCATTTATTACTACATAGTTAATGTGAATTGGAGCATCCCAATTATCATCTCTACGTGGCCATGACAAAGCCTGAGTATTAGAAGCAGCGTAACCAATCCAGTCAAACAACATATCCAACTGACGAGTGGATTCGATTAAACAAGCCTCTAACGCAGGGTCAGCAGCTAAGCCCCAGGCATTTCTATTATATGCATTAGCAAAATATGCTTTTGACTCTGCTAAAGAGCCATAAGAATTTGCTATGCTAGAGCCTGAGGTAGCTACGATTGCCATTATTTAACTTTTGCTGTCGCTACTGGAGCAACTTCAACCACTGGAGCCTCTGCTACTGCAGGAGCAACTTTTGTAACACTAGCTTGCAATGAATCATTGCCTTTTGTGCTAGCTACATTTAATGTGGTTGACTCATCGATTTCAGGAACATCAACTTCGACCATTGTCAATTCACAAGCATAATATGTGCAAAGGATTGGCTCAATTAGAGCTGCATCTGCAACTGAAGCTGGCATTTCACCTTTAACGAACATATAGCGGTCATTGATAATTAAATCTTTGCCAGCTTGTTCACCGGTTAATTTAAACACTGCGTGAGATACTTTCATAACGTTCTCCATTTATTAAAAAGCCTCTAGAGAATTACCTCTAGAGGATTGATTGATTTACAGATTAGTTAGTGATACCTGAAGCAGATGCAATACCTAACTCACTGAATAGTGCAAAACCACAGTAGAACAGGACACGAGTAATTGACTCATCTTTCGTTTCTGATTCACCAATAGCTTTAACTTTAATGCCAGATGATTGAGAAGCTGTAAGACCTGAGATACCATGTGTTTCTGAACCATCATCGAATGTACCAGCGAAAATCGTTGTACATGTAGTTGTAGCACCTTGAGTTTGGTTAACTGGGATGTAATCATTACGGAAGATTGGAACACCGCGGTAATGAGGAACTTGACGACCACCAGGTAAAGTGATAACTTCATTAACACTTGCACCACCTAAAGCACGCAATAAAGCCATGAATGCGCGGATTGTACGTGCTGGCATCATGAAGTAGTCAACTTGACCATCTTTATCTTTTACCAAGTCCATCATTTGATCCATGATATCGAAAGATAAAACTTGACCGTTTGTTGCTGGAGTAACTTTTTGACCTGCTGGTGTTAACGCTAGCAAACCAACAAATGTGTCTGCAGTACCGTCACCAGTAATCATGTTGTCTTGATATTTACGACCAAGAGATTTTGCTTTAGAAGCAACTTGTGCAGCTTGCTGATCAGTGTAGTTTGAACGTGTAGCTTGGATTAAACCGTTAACTTCAGCATCACCAACGATAGTTGTAAGATTTGAAGTAACTTTTGTGAATGTTGCTGCCGCTTTAGCAGTAATTGTACCGCCAACACCTAAGAACTGTACATCACCTAAAGCGTTTTCACGATTGTAAGATAATGCATTACCTTCGATACCTGCGAAAGGTAAAAGGTCGTAGATTGGGTTAACTGTAACGATGTTTTCGATAACGCCCGCAACTAACATGTCTAATGACAGTTTGGCGGATTCGACTAGGGTAACTGATGCCATGTTGATTCTCCATTAAGTGATTTGTTGAGTATTGGTCAACCACACCGTGGAGACGATTGATAAATAGATATAGACGCGGTCTACATTTATTTATTTACCGTATGTATATTTTACCTTAAAGGTTCTCGTATGTACAATGTTATTTTTAAGGATCCATGATTTCCATGGACCCTTAATTTATTAACCGCGGTCAGCTAAACCTTGAGCGATTTTATCTTGAGATGATAACGCTTGGCCTTGACCATTTACTTTGCCACCACCTTTTGCACCTGAGCCTGTAGACTGTACAAATAAGTGTGGGGCTGATGTTTGCAATGATTTTGTCCACTCTTCTATAGTTAGTGAGTTAACACCGTCTTTACCGTAAATGATTTTATCACCGTCCATTGCAACTGCTTTACCATCAACGATTTTGAAGATTGTTTTAGCACGTAATAAAACATCATCTGCAGCTTCTGGTAATACTGAGTTTTTGATTGCATTAGCACGAACTTGATTATCAATAATTAATACTGATAACTGAGATTTAGTCATATCTAACTCAGATGTTTTAGTTGTGATTTGAGTATCATAATCTTTTTTCATTGCCGCAACACGTTCAGCAATAAGAGTATCAACGTCGCCTTTAGCAATTAATTCTTTTTCACGTACTTGACGAGCCAAGTCTGATGCAGATTTAGCTGCTTCAATATCTATGCCATCATAAGTTTTTAACTTATTCGCTAGTTCAATATTGTTTGTGCGGAACTCATCTAATTTTGATTTTTCAACTAAGCCTTCAACAGCTACACGGAATTTACCTGTAGTTTCGTCTTTAGCATATAATGCTGCGATTGGTGCATCTAATCCATCAAGTGTATCTAAGGTTGCTTTTAAAGCCATGATATTTCTCCATTTTCAATTAAGGCACCACTAGCGCCGTTGGGGGTGTTGTTACAGTCGTTGTAACAGCGGTAATTGCAGCGATTTCCTCTGCATCAGTACGAGTAGGCGAATACATTTCACCTCTTCGTAAATTATATACAAACATCTCTTTACTAATTAATCCAGCAAGATATGTTGCAGTTAATTCTTTGAGTTCAGCTGGAGATACACGATTATCAACGAACTCTTTTTGTAATTGTACAGATACTTCGACTGGGTCTATACCCATCATCATCGCAGCTGTTTTATAAACCTTGTTTAGCAATGCTTCAATTGACCGTACGATACTGCTTAAGTTTGCAGTTTCAGATAAGTGTCTAATTCTCACTGTATCTGCAGCCTCTGAACCTCGACCACTATTATCAAGTAGTCGTGAACTTAACGATGCAAGCTGTGACTGTTTCTCAACCATTGCTTTTTCAAGACTTAATAAACCTTGACCTGTAAATTCAAGATACTTTGCGTCTCCGCCCATAGGTAACACCCAAGCTGTTTTCGAACCAATATGCAATTTTGTACCCGCATCTACACCTATTACAACTGGTGTTGGTAAGCTTGTGAAGTGACGTCCATGCTCTAAATCAGCACTTGTTCGATAATGCGATAAGTTAATATCTACGATATCAAGTACTGGTGACTTCTCTACCTCTACATTAAGGCCAGACGGTCCCACGATGAAAAATGGAATAAACGTCATGGGCCGTCCCATAATGTTCGGGTAGAGAGTCGACCCTATTTTCTCGCCCTTTTCGCTGAATAGGTTAACTTCAAATTGACCGTTAACCATACGTAATTCGCGATACTGTTCTTGCTCAATGAGTTCATATTTGTCGTCTTTACTAGGGACATATGTTTCTTCCTTGAGTACTACAAACTCTAACTCCCCGAGGTCATTTACACCCCAGTTTACGATACTTTCTGCTTCATATGTTGCTGTAACTGGCTTGCCCCCGGCAACTGGCATATCTACAAACACCGCATAACGACCTTGAAGCAATA